CGACAAGTTTTCGCTGAAGCAGATCGGGACGGGGGAAGGGGCGCAAGCCTACGGGCACGGCCTCTACTTTGCGGAGCGCCCGGGGACGGCGAAGGCGTATCAAGAGGCGTTGACTTCGACGATTCCCGGCGCCCCGACAGGTTCGTCTAAGTACCTCGTCCAAGGCGTTGATTTTCCGAGGGGGCGGTCGGGTCACGCGGCACTCGATACGGGACAAGACATCGAACAGTATCTCGGCCATGTGAAACACGGCAACGCCGAGATGGCGAACTTTCTCAAGGGAAAGATCGACAACGTGCTCCCCAACCGAGTGAAGGCGAACCCCTCGGGATCGGCGGGTGAGGACATTCGCGCCTTAGAGGCATTCTGGAAAGACGCGCGACGGGTTGGCGCCGACGACATCGTGAGTAACCGAGGCCACATCTACGAAGTGAACATCAACGCTTCTCTGGACGATCTGTTGGACCTGGACGCGCCGTTGAGCCAGCAGAGTCCGCAGGTGCGAGGGCGATTGAACGAATTCCTACTTCAGCAGAATCCAGAAGCGCGGCAAGCCGTTGGTCTTGTCGATGAATTCGCTAGGATTTCTCAGAACAACCCTGTCCTCGGCAGCAAGTACTACGACCAGATGAGACGAAGAGCAGAAATTCAGTCAGAGATCGATGCGCTTGCGAATCAATTCGGACAGAGGGGCGACTCGTTTAAGGACGCCGTGGCGAGGGACGCGAGCGGCGCCGCCCAGCGCCAATTTCGCGCCCTTGTGGATGAGTTCAACGCTCTCCCAAATATTGATCCGCCGATCACTGGCGAGGCTGTTGTGACAAGACTCGAGGGCCAACTCGGGCCTTCGGGCGGAAGTTCCGCCCTCCGCGACGCGGGCATCCCCGGCAGCAAGTATTACGATCAGATGTCGCGTCATCGGGTGGGGGGAGAACTAATAGACGTTATTGAAGACGGCGGACAATTCCGATCGAAGATCCGAAAGACTGGCCCGGCCACCGGGACCAGCCTTGCGCCAGAGCAGGCCATCACCACCAGCCGACCATTTGCCACGCAGCAAGAGGCCGTGAATTGGGCGCAGGAACAGATCGGCCGAGAGGGCACGCGGAACTACGTCATGTTCGATGACACCCTGATCGACATTCTGCGGAAGTTTGGCCTCGTCCTAGCGGCGGGCGCGGGCGCTGAGGGTGTGAGACAAGGGCGACGATGACGATCGACCGGCTTGCCACGCTCGGCCTGAGTTTCCGTGAGTGGCTGGAGCATCTTCGCGGACAGCGGCACACGGGAGCGGCAGACGGGCGACTCTCCGGGGGTGAAACGTCGTGAACGGGCAAACCTGGGCGGACTTCTACCGTCCCGGCGCGCTCCCACCGCAGACGGCGGCCCAGGACGCGGAGGCACGGCGCCAGCAGGCCGCGCTGAAACGGCGGCGCGAGACGCCGCGATCGGGGCCGGCAGACGACTTGTGGCGGGCGTTCTACCGCGTGGCGGATGTGGCCTCGACCTCGGGGGCGACGTTGAAGGATCTCCTGCTGGGCGCCTTTGTGGGGACCGACCACAGTCAGCCGCTGAGCAACCCGAGGTCGGCGCGGGCGGTGGGCGAACTGGTGTCGGCGGCGCTGCCGTTCATGGGACTTCCGAAAAAGGCGGCGAAGGCGGTGCAGTCGGCGGCGACGGCGGCGAAGAAGGGCATCCGGGCGTACCACGGCTCGCCGTATGACTTCGACAAGTTTTCGCTGAAGCAGATCGGGACCGGCGAAGGGGCGCAAGCCTACGGGCACGGGCTTTATTTTGCGGAGTCGAAGGACGTGGCAACGAATTACCAGAGGGCGCTGGGACCGAAACAGGGGCGCGGATTCTCCCAGCGAGATCGAATGGCGATCCAGGTTGGAGACAGGCGAACATCTCTCGTAGACGCTAGCGAACCGCAAGTGAGGGCGTGGCGCTCACTACACGAGGCCGGTGGGTGGGGCGACGTGGAAGGCGCATACGCCAACGCCCGTAGTTTCAGGAAGAACGATCCGGCCGCGCTGAAGTGGCTCGACAAGTGGGAAGCAAAGGGCGCCAAGACGGTAGACGACGCGGGGGGCCACACCTACGAAGTGAACATCAACGCTTCTCTGGACGATCTGTTGGACCTGGACGCGCCGCTGAGCCAGCAGAGTCCGCAGGTGCGAGAGGCGTTAGATCAAGTTTTTGATAGCGAGGGTCCGATGGGCCGCGCCCTTCGGGAGAACATAGAAACGGTCAGCGACCCCGTCGAGGGTGTTACCCGTCTCGCTCGCGGAAACGATCTGAAGCGCGGACATGAGGTTGTGAACTTTCTAGAGCGGTCAGCCTCGCACGTTCCGCAAGCACAACGAGCGGCCAGCGCAAGACTCCGCGACGCCGGCATCCCCGGCAGCAAGTACTACGACCAGATGTCGCGAGGGGCCGGCGAGGGCACGCGGAACTACGTCATGTTCGACGATACGCTGATCGACATTCTGCGGAAGTTTGGCCTCGTCCTGGCGGCGGGGGCGGGCGCTGAGGGCGTGAGACAGGGGCGACGATGACGCCTGAACAGCTCGCCGCGCTTCATCTGACTTTTTTCGAGTGGCTGCAACGCCTCCATGCGGAGCAGTACACCGGAAGCATTGTGGTGCATTTCGCGCAAGGGCGGCCGACGGTGATCGAATTTCCGAAGGAGTCCACGAGTGTGCATCTTGACAACGGACGGGGAACGCGGGACACTGTGAGCAACTAACATTCCGTCACGACCTGACGGCCACACCTCCCCCTCGAGGGGCGGTCACTGGCGCGAGGCCGGTTCGTTCCGCAGATGCGGAGGAGTCGGCCTTTTGTCGTGTACGGCGAAGACCTGACGGCCACACCTGTATGTGACGGGTCACTGGCGCGAGGCCGACTTCGGTTCAGAAGGGATGAACCCGAACTATGGCACTCGACGCCCCTCCCGCCGACTCGTCGCCGGCACCGGACGCTCCGGGGACCGCTGTTGTTGACGCTCCGCCGGCGGACTCGTCACCCGCGCCCGAGGCTTACACGCAGGAGTGGATCGACTCGCTCAACCCGGCCCAGCGTGAGCAGTGGCAGTTGAACGGGGAAGATCCGACCAGTACCGATTCGCCGACGGATGCGGACTCGGCCCCCGCCGCGCCTGAGAAGCAGGCCGCGTCAACGGACGCGACACCAGACACGCCCGCCTCGGAACCGGGCTCGCCCGCCAAAGGCGAAAAGCTCAAGGCTCGCACGGCCGAACTCGACGAGGAGATCCAAGGACTCCACGAGCGGCTACGCATTCGTAGCGAACTCCGTCAGGAGTTGGCACGCAGAGAGGGACCGGCGAAGGCCGATCCCGCCCCGGCGCCGGCCTCGGCTGGTCGGTATTCCCGCGCCGAACTCGATCGGTATCGGGCGATGCCAGGGGCACCCACCGCGGAGCAGTACGAGGACGTGAACGACTACTACACCGCGATGGGGCTGTTCGTGAGCGACAAGCGGCACGAGGAGGCATCGGCGCAGGACCGGGCCGTCTCTGATGGCCGTGCGCGCTACGAGGCGTTCACCCGGACCGCGAAAGAGGCGGTCGAACGGGTGCGAGTCTACCAGGAGCAGCATCCCGACTTCGGCAAGACGGTCCACCCGGACCTGATGCAGATCACACCGGCGAGTTTGGTGCCGGAGGGTGAGACGGTCGGGCCGCATCACGCTCTCGCCGAAGAGGTGATCAAGTCGGAGGCCACTCCGCAACTTCTGGAGCATTTTTCCAACGATCCCGAGGACTGGCAACGCTTGTGCGAGCTAGCCCCGGCGGATCTTCTGCGGGCGTTTGGGCGCCTCGAGGCGCGGTTACTGACCGCGGCTCCGGTGCCTCCGCTCAAGCACGTCTCTGACAGTCCAGAGCCCCCAACGGTCCTGGGTCGCAAGCCGGCCCAGAAACCGAACGACGTGGAGGGGGCGATGACGCGTGGAGACTACGCCGCCTATGAGGCCGCTGCGAACGCGGCCGACATTGCGGCGGCGGGGAATTAACTGATGGCGAACACGTTTCGATATACCGACTGGCTGTCGATGGAGTCCTTGAGAATCCTCAAGAACAAGCTCCAGGTCAGCCAGTTTTTCAACACCGACCACAACAAGGAATTCACGAAGGAATTCCCGGTCGGTGACACGGTGCGGGTGAAGCTGCCGTATCGCTTCACGATCCGAGACGGCCTCGGATACAACCCGCAAGACCTGAACCGGCAGCAGACGACCGTCACGGTCGATCAGGTCTTTGGCGTGGACTTCGAGTGGGATTCGGTCGAAGGCGCGTTGCAACTCGACCGGGGGCGTGAGCGTCTCCGCCGCGAGCTGATCGAGCCGTCGATGTCCCAGATCGCGCAAGAGATCGACTCGCGCGCGGCCCAGCACGCCTACCGGAACACGAACAACATCGTCGGGGTGCTCGGGACCGATCCGACCGCCTTCTCGACGGTGAACGGCATCCGGCAGCGGCTGGTCGAGTTGGCCTGTCCGGTGGAGGGCAAGAAGGGGCTCTGTATTGCCCCGTCGGTCAACACCTCGATGGTCAACGCGGCGGTCGGCTACTTCCAGCCGGCGAGCGCCATTTCCCGGCAGTTTCGGGAAGGCGCGATCGGGCGGAACAGCGGATTCGACTGGTATGAGTCGATGTCGCTGTACTCCCACACGGCCGGCACCTGGGCCGGTGCGGTCACGGTGAATGGGGCGAGCCAGAGCGGCAGCACCCTGAACGTGAACTGCACGAACGGGGACACCTTCCTGCGTGGCGATGTGATTTCGATCAACAACGTCTACGCGGTGAACCCGAAGACGCGGCGGATCACGACGCAGGCGACGGACAAGCAGTTTGTCGTCCTGGCCGACGTGACGGCCTCGGGGGCGACGGCGGCGCTGACCGTCTCGCCGTCGATCGTGGGACCGGGGAGTCAGTATCAGAACGTGGATGCGTTGCCGGCGGACGCGGCGGCGATCACGTTGTTCCCAGGGACGAGCACGCCGAGCGGACTCAGCGGTGTGCAGAGTCTCGCCATCCATCAAAACGCCTTCGCAATGGTCGGCGTGGCGATGGAAGTCCCGAAGGCCGCGGAACTGGCCTCGCAGTCGCGTGACCCGGAGACGGGGATTGCGGTGCGATTCGTGCGGATGTTCGATCCTCGTCAGTCGAAGATGATCAATCGCTTCGACGTGCTGATGGGGTTCGGCAATCTGTATCCCGACAACTGCGCAGTGCGCCTGCTTGGTGCGTAAGGAGTAACGACATCATGAGAAAGCAATTCTGGTCTCTGGGTGCCGTTGCGGTCGTCGTGGGGCTGATGCTCACGCCGGCACCGGCAGCGGCGCAAACCCAACTCGTGCGGACGACCTTGGCTGCGGCCATCACCGACACCTCGGGGACCGTCATTTCGGTCACGAGTGCGACGGGGATGACCGCCCAGACCACGGGTCTGATGATCGAGGGGGAATACATGGCGATCACGGCGGTCAACGGCACGTTGATCAGCGTGGTCCGGGGGTCGGATGGCACGCGAGCCACGACCCACGCGAACAGCACCACGATTCTCGTCACCGTCGCGGGATCGACGGGGTCGGTGGAGCAGTTCGGGTCGTGTACGACAAACCAGGGTGACGCCCGGTTCGAGCCGTGGATCAACACGCGGACGGGCACGCTCTGGCGGTGTGTGTCAAGCCTCTGGCAAGGGGCGAACGAGCTGGACATCACCTGGGATAGCAACCCCTGGTAAGAGTCTGGCTTGGCGTGATCATGTTGGGGGTGTGCGGCGCACTGACGGCCGCACGCCTCCCGGCATGGCGGTCTGATGTCACGCTCTGGCACGCGGCGGTACGAGTCACGCCAGAGGCGACCAGGCCGATCTTGAATCTCTCGAGCGCCTACATGCGGGTCGGGGCGTGTGAGGAGGCGGCCGAGTGGCGCAACCGGGCGCAGCGGACGTTGCAGCAGCGCCCCAGCGAGCGAGGCCAGCGCGTGCTCGAGGCGCAGGCGCGCTATGCGCAGTCGTTCTGTCTGGACTGATGGCGTCGGCGCTCGGGGTCGCCACCTGGGGCGTCTATGCCGACTCGCTCGGCGGGGAGTTCGTCTACGAGGATCGCAACGAAGGGTATGCGGCGTTTCGCCCGTGGCGGGGCTGGGCGGTGACGCTGGGGGAGGTGTCCTGGCGACCTGGACGGTCACTGAGTCGGTTGACGGTGGATCTGACGGGTGCGGTCTCGGACTCCCCGCGGGCGCATCGCACGGTGAATCTCGGGTTGCACGTGGGGAACGGCCTCTTGGTGGCTCTCTTGGCCGCCCCGGTGGTGGGGTGGTGGGGGAGCGTCCTGGCGGCCGGCGTGTTCTGGCTGCACCCGCTCCAGACGGAGACGGCCGCGTATGTGGCAAACCGGCCCGAACTCGTCTCAGCCGCCTTCGTGCTGCTCGCGCTGCTGGGGGCCTCGCGCGGGTGGTGGGTGGTGACGGTTCTGGCCCTCGTGGCGGCGATGGCGGCGAAGGAAACGGCCGTCAGTGCGGTCGGGCTCGTGGCGCTGTGGTCGGTGTGGACGCGGGGGCGTGTGGACTGGCGTCTGGCCTCGCTGGGGTTGGTGGTTGCCGCGGCGGCGGGGTGGGCGATGGCGCTCGGCCTGACGTGGGACACGGCCTACGTGCTGACGACCTTGACCGCGTATGGCCGGCTGCTCCTGTTGGTGCTGGTACCCCTCGGGCAGACCGTGGATCACGAGTGGGGGGCGCTGGGGCCGTGGACGATGCGCTGGGCGGCGGTGGCGTGGCTCGGCGTGGTCGGGCTGGCCTGGCAGCGGCGCCGGCAGTTGCTGGGGTTGGCGGTGGCGTGGTGCCTCGTGGCGGTGTCGCCGCGGCTGGCGCTGCCGCTGGCGGAAGGACTGCATGAACATCACCTGTATACGCCCATGATCGGCCTGAGCGTGCTGGCGGGGTCGCTCTGGGCCGGGAGGACGCATGGCTGAACGCACGGTCGATCCGCACAACCCGGCCGAGAACATCGTGCCCTACGTGTATCGAGAATTTCCGCGGTGTCTCTATCGAGGGGCCAAGTCACGCATCGTCGCCGACTCCGGCGAGCAGAGCGCGGCCGAGGCGGAGGGGTTTGCGGTGCTGACGCCGCAGCCGCCCGCGCCCGTCGTGGCGACGGCGCCGGCGAAGAAGAAACCGAAGAAACCGAAGAAACCGAAGAAACGCTAAATGCCGACGATCTCCGAACTCGTGACCGATGCGCTGATGGAGCTCGGGGCGACCTCGCCTGGGATGACCGTCCCTGGGCATACGCAAGTCTTGGGCCTGAACCGGATCAACCGGATCTTGGATACCTGGAACGCGGAGCGGCCGGCGGCGTATCGGGACACGTTCACGAATTACACGCTGACCGCGAACTTGCAGCCGCACACGATTGGCCCGTCGAACGCGACGTGGTCGGCGACGGTGCGGCCCGTGTCGATCACCGGCGCGAACCTAGTGCTAAACACGACGACGCCCTCGACGCATGTGCCGATCAACCTCCGCAACGCCCAGTGGTGGCTCAAGCAGCGCGTGCCGGGCACGACGACGACGATCCCGCTCGATCTCTACTACGAGCCGTCCTGGCCGAACGGGTCGGTCTATCTGTGGCCGGTGCCGACGGTGGCCTACGAGGTACAGCTTCGCACACGGCAACTGCTGGCCTCGGTCGCGCTCGGGGATACCTTTGCGCTGCCGCCGGGGTATCAAGAGGCGTTGACGCTGACGCTCGCCGAGTCGATGGCGCCGAGTGTCAGTCAGGTGGTGTCGCCGCAGACGGCGATGCGCGCCGCGGAGGCCCGTGCGGCCATCTTCTCGAACAACTCGGTGCCGCGACAGATCCAGACGCAGGACGCGGGGATGCCGCGCGCCGGCGACCACGGCACACAGAGCAACTGGAACTACGACGTTGGAGAGGGAGACTAGTCGAATGCCGTACCTTGCACCCTTTACCGCGGCGGTGGCGATCACGCCGAGCGATACAGACAACTTCGTCGGCCCTGGCACGGGCGAGTGTGACGCGATCTATGTCGGCGGGGCCGGGGATGTCGTCGTGGTCTTGCCGAACGGGATCACCGTCACCCTGACGGCCGTCGCGGGCGGGTATCTCTGGCTGAAGGCCCAGCGGGTGAATTCGACGAGCACGACGGCGACGGCGCTCGTGGCCCTGTATCGCGTCTAGGCTGATGCCGTCACTGCCGGGGTTTGTCGGCGGGAGTTACGAAGCGCAGGCGCCGCTGGCGGACGTGGAGCGGACGGTGAATTTCTATGTCGAGATCCTGCAGTCGCAGGGGGCGACGGTGAAAACGGCGCTGTTCCCCTCGCCGGGCGCGGAGACGTTTGCCACTGCGGTCGGTGCGGTCGGCGGTCGGGCGATGTTTGCCGGCAACACGACCTCCGCGCATGTGGCGACCAACGCCGGCCGAGCGTTTGCGGTGATCGGCAGCATTTTCTTCGAGATCAACGCCCAGGGGGCGCCGACGAACCGCGGGACCGTGGCGGTGGACACGAATCCGGCGACTATTTCCACCTCGGGCGACCAGGGCGGCGAGTTGTTCATCACCTCCGGCGATCGGGGCTACAACTACGACCTGGGGACGGACACGCTCACAGAGGTACTGGCGAGCGGGGCCACGCAGGGCGGGTTTCTGAACGGGCGGTTTATTGCCTTCGACCGCACGGCGGGCAGCTTCCGCATTTCCGATCTGTTCGACGGGTTGACGTGGGACGCCACGCAGACGGCGCAGCGCACGGTGGGATCGGACCCGTGGCGGGCGATGCACGTCACGCCCTACGGGTATCTGGCGCTGTTGGGGACCGAGTCAAGCGAGTTCTGGTTCGATTCCGGCGCGTTTCCGTTTCCGTTTGTCCCCGACCCGTCCGGGCATATCCCGTACGGGATTGCGGCGACGTTTTCCGTCAAGCAGGTTGGCGATTACATGGTCTGGGTGTCGTCGCAGTCCGAGGGCGGCTTTCAGGTGGTGCGCGCGGCGGGATTCTCGCCGCAGAAAATCTCGACGACCCCGATCGACCGGGCGCTCGAGGGCTACAGCCGCATTGACGATGCGGAAGCGGAGACCTACAGCGAGGATGGTCACGCCTTCTACTTGCTGACGCTGCCCACGGCGGATAAGACCTGGTGCTGCGACATGGGGTCGGTCGGGCGGGTGAATCCGTGGACGGAGCGGATGACGTGGGATGAGACGACGGGCGCCGAACACGCATGGCGGCTGAATTTTCACTGTTTCGCCTTCGGGCGTCGGCTGTTTTCCGATCGCGCCTCGGGGGTGATCTACAGCGTGGGGAACACGCTGCCCTCGGACGTGGATGGGAAAGTGATCCGTCGGCTGCGCCGGGCGCCGGCGCTGGTGAACGAGAACAAGCTGATTCGTTACGCCTGGTTCGAGTTACTGATGGGCACCGGGCTGGGCGTGGTGACGGGCCAGGGGTCCGATCCGCTGGTCTGGATGCGGATGAGCAACGACGCCGGGCAGACGTGGGGGTCGGCGCTGAATGCCGGCGCAGGCGCGATCGGGCAGTTCGATCAGCGGGTGTTCTGGACGCCGCTGGGCACAGCACGCCAGCGGGTGTTCGAGGTGGAAGTGAGCGACCCGATCAATAACTGGCGGCTCTTGGATGCGTTTGTCCGAGTGCAGCCCTCAACGGAGGCCGCGTGAATTATGGCGCTGGTGGGCGCGAGGTTTCCAGCGGAGGAGGAACCGATCGATCGGTCCACCCGCCGCTTTCGGCTTCCCTATCTGATCTGGTTTCGCAATCTGCGGACCGATCTCGACGAGGTGCCGACGAAGGTGCCCGACGGCGTCGTCGATCTCGTCGGTCAAAGCGCCTCGATCGGGACCACGGCGATTCCGACCGCCACGCTGGCGACCGGGCTGTATCGGGTCGGGTGGACGGCCAAGCTGACGACGGCGGCGACCACGTCCAGCAGCCTGACGGTGACGCTCACGTGGACGCGGGGCGTGACCGTGACGTTCGCGGGCGCGGCGATCACGGGCAACACGACGGCGACGTTTCAAAGCGAGATCAAGCAGATCAAGATCGACGCGTCCAGTCCAGTGTCCTACGCGACGACCTACGTCTCAGTGGGGGCGACCCCGATGGTCTACGAGCTCGCCGTCGTGCTCGAGCGGATGCAGACGTAGCGCGGCTGGCGTTTGCGAGGGAGGCGGACGCGGAGACGGTGGTGGCGTTGCTGCTGGCGATGGGGCGCGCGACCGGGCAGGCCACGCACGCGGAGACGATCCGGGCCGGGGTGGCGGCGGCGATAGGCCGGGAAGATGTGGCCGTCGTGATGGCGTGGGTCGGAGACGCGCTGGTGGGCGTGATCATCGTGCAGGGGTACACGGACTTTATGAGCGGCGAACACTGCGCGTCTCAGGTGGCGTTGTGGGTGGACCCGGCGCACCGTGGCACGCTCGGCCGGCGTCTGGTCGGGGCGGCCGAACGCTGGGCGCGGTGTCACGGGGTGGTGCGGATGCAACTCGCCGTGCAATCGGACAGCGAAGCACGGCTGTTTCGTGGATGGGGGTATGCCCCCCGACATCGCACGGTTGAACGACGACTGGATGAAGGATCAAGGTAATGCCTGAAGCGTTTGTTCCCTTTATTCCCCTTGTCACCGGCGGGGCGCAGGCGGCGACCACAATCTACGGCGCCCACAGGTCGAGCTCCGCGAACCGCTACGCGGCCGATCTCTCCGCCCAGGGCAACCAAGCGGCCATTCACCAAGCGCAGTTAGACCGCAAGGCCCAAGAGGAACGAGACAGGGTTGAGCAGGAGTATCGGCGCCAACGGGACGAAGAGTTGGCGCGTCAGTGGGCCGCAGAGGAGAAGTTTCGGCTGGACGTGTTCGCCGCCCAAGAAGAGCAACGCCTTTACGAGCGACAGGTGGCCGAGTATCAGCAGCGGTTGCTTGAGGAGCGCGAGGCGCGACTGGCGCCCTATCGCGAGGCGAGTTTGTCGGCGCTCGGACTGCTCTCTGGCCGCTTAGGGTTTGACGTGCCGGGTGGGGCTGAGTCGAGCGGGGCGACCCGGCTCGGGGTGCCCGTCGTGTCGGGCGCGGCCGGCGGCCGACCGTCTGGACCCTCGACACAGGCGCCCATGCAACAGTCGTCCGCGTCCCTGACGCCCACGGCGCCGGCGTATGCGGCCGTGACCGGGGCCAGGCCGAGCGGGAACGTGGCCACGGGGGCGCCCCCAGCGGCGCCGCTCTCGCTTGGATCGGTGCTTGGGGTTGGTCAGGGTCGGCGTCCGATGTTCACGCCGCGCCGCCGGCGCGCGTACGCCGCGTAGGAGACGAGACTCATGCTGACGTATGAACAGTGGCTCCGACAAGTTCGCGGCTACACCACGGAAGACGAGGCCGAGTGGGGGCGGTTGATGGCGAACCCCACGCTGCAGCAGGAATATCAAGGCTGGGTACAGCGTCAGGAGGACGGAGACGGAGACGGAGATGGGGCTCCCGGGAAGGCATTCAATACCACGGTCGTCGGGTCGCGGGGCGATCCCTTCGACGCGCGGCTGTTGAAGGCGGACGGGACGCCGAAGTCGATCACTAAAGATCAAGTCCTGGCGCTCGTGAACCGCTTTATCCGTTCCGCGCAGAACAACCCGGAGGGGGCGCGGGCGAAGTGGTTAGCGGGGACGCGGTTCGGGTCGGCGAACATTCCGAAGGAGTCTTACGTCGGCACGGCGTTCTTGAAAGAGTTGCGCGACTCGGGCTTGCTGGGCTCAGAGGGCACGGATCTCGTGAAGCAGTTTTTTCGCCGGAAGCCACCAGGCGACGACCCTGACCCTGACCCTGACCCTGACCCTGACCCTGACCCCACACCCGCACCCACGGGCGGTGGTGGTGGTGGTGGTGTGGACGGGACGCCGAGTGGAGCGACGAGCGGGGACTTTCCCACGCTGACCGCGCCCCGCTTCACGCGGGGCGACCTGTATCAGGCGGGGGCTCCCCTCTCGATTGATCCGTTCACCGGGAGCTATACGCCGTCCACGTATCAGAAGGCGGAACCGTTCGCGCCGTATCAGAAGGCCGAGCCGTTCGCGCCGTATCAGAAAGCCGATCCGTTCACGTATGCGGCCTTTCAAGGGCCGACGCTGGAGGAAGCGAAGCAAGAACCGGGCTACGCCTTCGCGCGTGACCAGGGGATCGGGGCGCTGGAGAACTCGGCGGCGGCCAGGGGCGTGCTCCGCACGGGCGGCACGCTCAAGGATGTGCTCGCCTGGGGCAATCGCTTCGCCGAGCAGAACTTCTCGAATGTCTACAACCGCGCTGGCCAAACCTACGACCGGCAACGTGGAAACGCCTTCTCGAACTGGCAAGCGAACGAAGCCGCCAGGCTCAACGCCTACGGCGCCAATCGAGCGACGTGGCAGGGGAACGAAGCGGCACGGTTCAACGCCTACGGCGCGAATCAGGCGAGGTGGCAGGCGAATGAGGCGGCACGCTTCGGGGCGTGGAACGCCAACGAGGCCTCCCGCCTGAACGCCTTTGATCGGTCGCTGGCGGCCTATACGACGAATGCAGACAACGCGCTCGACGCGTATCGGACCAACGAAGAGACGCGCTCTGGCGCCTACGACCGCAACCTGGGGGCGCGGCTGAGTGCGTTCGATCGCAACTACGCCTCCACGCTGGCCGAATTCAACCCGCAATTCCGCGCCGCGGAGCTGGGGTTCGAGGATCTGTATCGCCGGAACCGTGACGAACTGGACGCGCTGACGCGGGTCGCCACGAATAGCCCGGTGTAGAGCGACGACCATGCCTGCGACTGCTGTCTCCTATACGCCACGCCCCTACGTCCGCTCTCAGGAGCCCTACGGCCTGCCGTATGCCCCCCGAGGGAACACGCTCGCGGAACTGCTGCGTCTGCGTGGGACCGACGCGGCGCGGTTTGCGTCTCGCGGCGGGGACATTTCCGCACAGATGTGGCAGAACCTCGCGGGGCAGATCAGTGACGCGGGGCAATCGCTCAGTCAGTACTACGCGGAGCGCCCGCAGCGGGAGGCGCAGGCACGCGCCACCGAGCAGGAGGAGGAGTATCGACGCCTCAAAAACGAAGAGGCGCAGGTGACGCTCGACGCGAACGAACGAGAGTTGGAGATCGGAACGGGGCTCGAGTTGCTGTTCTCGCCTTCGCAATGGCGATCCCGCGGAGATAAACCGCCCACCACCCAGCAACTGATAGACGTGGCTGGCCCCGAACGCGGGATGGCCATTGCGAACGCGTGGCAGGCGCTCCAGACACCCGAGGACACGCCCGAAGATGTGCGGAAGGTGGCGCTCGGCTTGCAGGCTGCACCGGAAGAGCTTCGACGCCTACTCTGGCCGAGTCTCCGCGCACGGTTCACCAGGAGTCTCCAACTCAACCCGGCGGACGTGCCTGAAGCGTACGACGCAGACTTTCTCGCATTGGCCGCCAATTACGGGCAGGAGGAGCAGACGCCGCCGACGCGAGCCGTGCAGACGGTGGACGCAAGCGGGAACCCGGTCACGCGAATCGTGCGTGATGTCCCTGGAACGAGCTACCCGAGTCCGCCACAATCACAGTTCGTCATCCCGACGTATGACGCAGGCGCTGACGAACCGCTTGATCCCAAGTCGCAAGATCTTATGTCGCACGCCGGGTTGAGCTATAACGGCTTTCTCGCCATCACGGGGCGGATGTCGCAACTCCCCCGCGATCGGGAAACCCGAAACCGGGCATCGGCGGAGGTGTCTTCGTGGGCGCGCGAACGGGGAATGGATGTCTCCACGTTTGCGTCGCAATATCGCGCCTACAACGAGGCGCTAGAAAACAACATTCAGCGTTACAACCGCACGCTGTTGGCTGAGGGTGAGATCGAGGCGTCAGTCGCCAACCTAAAAGGCGCCGCCGCTCGATCTGGCTTCGGGGACACCCGAGCCATTAACGCCGCCCGGCAGTGGGCGCAGGGCGAACTGAACGACCCCACCGCCGCGGAATATGCCTTCTTCCTGAACCAATTAACGAACGACATCGCTCTATACAACGCCGCCTCGCAGGGGCGCGGCGCACTTCAGTCCGACCTGGAGGAAGCGAAAAGCGTGGTGCGGCGAGGCATCGCCACGGGCAGCCTTACGGGGATGCAGAGCGCGATTACGCAATCGGTCAAGAAGATGGGCACCGTCCTCGAGGGCGCCGTGAACCGCTCTCGGCGCAACGTGTGGGAGCTGTTCGGTGTGGGCGACCGCTACCGCTCCACCACCGAGGACGCGACCGTTGTACCACCCGAGGAGTCGCGTATCTCGACGGTGGAAATGAGAACCCCAGACGGGCGGACGATCTTCGTCCCGCTGGACAAGGTCGAGGAAGCCTTAAGCCGTCAGGCGGTCATCGTGGGTGGTCGGTAACGAACATGCCGCAACAGGATTGGTTTACCCAGTTCGAACGACCAGATCCATCCCCAGTCCCAGCGTCTGGTGGTGCGCCGCCGCCGTCGAGCGACGTGTATCTCTCGCTGTCCTCGGCGGATCGTCGCGGCCCGGTCGCGCCCCAACCGGGGCCGCCACAAGACGACTGGTTCGCGCAATTCGAGACGAAGCCGCCAGCGCCGACACCCGAACGATCACTGTCGAAGGATCTGATTTCCAGTTTCGGCTCGTTCACGGAAGGGGCACTCATTGAGCCGGTGATGGGACTGTTCCAGATCATGAGCCAGTTTTCCCAGCGTCCGGTTGACACGACGGTGGGGATAGTGAAGGGCGTGGGCGAAGCGCAAGGGGCGGAGTACTACAAAGCACGCGAGGCGCTGGGGCGGAAGGATTATCCCGCCGCCATGGGACACGCCCTGGCGTATCTCGTGCCGATCCTTGGTCCTGCCGCCGCGACGATCGTCAGCGAAGCGCAAGAGACGGGGGACTGGGCGAAAGCGACCGGACGGATTACCGCGATGGCGGCGCCGGCGGCGTTTGGGCGTTGGGCAAAGGCAGGCGCGGCGCGCCCGCGTCCCTCGACGGACAGCCCTGTACCGTTGACCGTGGCCGAACGATCCGGGTCCAAGGTCGCACAGTTCGCAGAAGGCATTACGGAACACACGCTGCCAGGCGGAGGCGTTTTCGGTCGCTTCCGAATGCGCCAGCAGGAGGCGTTAGCGAAGCTAGCTGATGATCTCGTGGAGCGTATTTCGCCGCAGGCGGACACGCCCTATTCAGCCGGCGCGGCAGTCCAGGGTGGACTTCGACAGGCCCAGGAGACGATCACGAAGCAGATCGGGGTGCTCTATGACGAAATCGACTCTCTCACCCGAAGCGCACGAGTCCGGCACCCCACGACAATCACGGAGCCGAGTCGGATCGTTGGGCCGAGCGGGGAAGCGTTGGAGACGAGTCGTCGCGTCCTTCGGCCAACGCTTGAGGGTGGAGTCGCTGTACCCACGGTCACACTGAAAAGCGTGGCGGTGAAGTTACTGCGGAGAATGAACGAGAACACGCTTATTCCTCCGCAAGAGTTGGCTCGGTCTCGAACGCTTCTTGAGCACGTCATCAGAGGGCCGCGCACGATGACCTTTCGGGCGTTTCAGGACATGCGATCCGACCTCTTAGGGATCGCGCGCTCATCCCATGCGGACCCGATCCCAGGCCGTGCGGCAGGCATCACGAAGCAACTGATCGCCACGACGGACCAAGCCATGATGAGGGCGGCACGACAGAGCAATGTGCCCGGCCTAGCAGACAAGGTCCGGGCGGCGAACACAGCCTGGAGAAACGTCAAGACGCAATTCAACGAAACGGTGATCAAGAAACTGCTCGATGCGCCGCCGGAGCGGGTCACGCAATTTATTCAGGGCGCTCCGCTGGATGACATCGCCGAGATCACCTCCACTCTTCCACGCGAGGTGATGGACCAGGTCCGGGCGCGGCTCGTGCGAGACATGCTCGACAAGGCTATGGCGGGCGAGTTAGCGAAGCCTGGAACATTCGCGCAGTATGGATTGTCCAGCGAAGGGCTGCCGTCCACCGTGGCGACGATGAAAGGCAAGACCCTACATGGTCAGATGGAACGCCTCGGCTCCGAGCGTCTCACGGCGGTGTTCGGTGACACAACCGCGCACGAGTTGTTAGAGATTGGAAAGTGGGCGAATCGCGTGAGTGGAAACCGGGCGGGAATGGCGCGAGGGCTGATTGCAGCGAGCATGAACGCGACAATTCTCGGCCCTGTGTTGTCACCGATTGTTGGGATGTCAATTGGAAGTTGGGGCGCGACCGCCGGCATGACAACCGCCTTCAACGCCTTGGCGAGAATACTTGTACGTCAGCGGTCGGCAAGAACAAACTATGCGGCGTTTCTGCGGGCGCTCAGTCGGGGAGATGTCCAGGCGGCGCAATCAACAGGACTAGCGTTGACGTTTCAGCTTCAGCGGGAGTTGATTAGCGAAACACAGACGCCAGATGAGAAACACCCCAATTAGCCATTGCACGGTAGGAGGAATGAACGCATCGATGGCTGATTGGACATCGAAGATCCAAAAAGCAACGAGGGCGGCAACGGCGGCGACAACGATCAACGCGATGTAGAGGAGGTCTGAATCGATGAGCCAGATACAGAAGCCGGCGAACGCGACGTAGAACAGAAGTTCGCCCATTGAGGTTCCTCGGGCCAAGTTTAGCATGAGAAAACCGGAGAAAACAGGAGAACTTGCGAGAGTTCACGACATGAACACATATAACGTAACTCGCGCCGCTGGAAGGGGTTACGGAGCCTAGCCCATGCCAACCTATACGCTCGCCCCGGTCCCGAAACAAGCCCTGCTGAGTGACGCGGGCGCCCTGATCCCGAACGGCTACATCTACACCTACGCCGTCGGCACCTCGACGAACGCGGCGACCTACACGACGGACGCGGGGACGGCGCACACGAACCCGATCCGGCTCGACGCGAACGGCCGGCCGCCGTCTGAAATTTACATCCCGCCGGGCGAGACGCAGCGGTGGCTGTTCCATGACGCCGACGACGCGCTCGTGTGGACGGCGCCGACCGTGACGGGCCTGCCGCTGAGCTCGTCGAATCAGGAAGTGACCGGCGTGGCGGGGGAGGACCTCGATGCTGAGGAGGTGGTGTACCTCTCGGACGGATCGGGGTCGCTGACCGCTGGGCGCTGGTATCTCGCGGATGCGGATCTGATCTATGCCTCGGTGACGCCGGTCATCGGGATGGTCACGGCGGATATTGCCTCAGCGGCGACGGGGACGATCCGGCTCGCCGGCCAGATCACCGTGACCGGCCCGCTGACGGCCGGATCGCTCTACTACGTGAGCGCCACCGCGGGCGACCTGACGGCGACCGAGCCGACGCTGTCGCGGCTGGTGGGGCAGGCGGAGAGCACGACGAGTTTGATCCTCACGCCGAACCCGTTTGAGCGGTGGAAGCTGCAAGTCCCGACGGAGTTGACGATTGCGAGCGGCGCGGTGGTGTGGACGGGCAACAACCACACGATCGACACGGAGTCGGACGCCGCGACGGACGATCTGGCGACGATCACGGCGACGAATGCCCGCACGGGGGATCTCGTCGTGCTGGCCCCTGAGAATGTCGCTCGCGTCGTCACGGTGAAGGACGGGACGGGGAACCTGCTCCTGAACGGCGACTACGCCCTGGACGCCACTGACGCGACGATCACGCTCCGGTACGACGGATCGAATTGGGTCGAGCTCTGCCGGTCGGTGAATGCGGGCGGCGGCTTTCCGTTTCTCGACAAAGCAACGTTGACGGGCGGCGAATTACAAACCGGCACGATCTCGTTGGCGGCGTCAGGGTGTCTGGTTGTGTTTCAGAATGTCGAAGTCGATACCGACGACGTCAGTTTGCATCTCTTAATTAACGGTGCCACGTCAGGCTATGAACAGGTACAGCGGTTAAGCCGTATTGACGGCGGTTACGGCTACGGCGGCAATCCGACGGACGCGTTGTATCTGGATGCAAACATTGCGACACACGGGCGGATCGGTAATGCCGCGGGCGAGCAAGCCCAGGGCCACGTGTACTTGTCCAGTGATGGCACCTACCTCAACTGGCACGGGCTGACCTATGAACAAAACTCTAACGGTGATCCCACTATTACGCAGATCGCGGGCTTTTTAAATCTTGGCGGCGCGATTACGTCCATCACCATGGCGTCCTCGTCGGGGAATATCGATGGAGGCGAGATGATCGTCTACAACGTCTCGGAGTCTTAGTTATGCACGTTTCATATGCGATGGTGGTCCACGAAGCATCTGGTCGGATTGTGTATAAGACCAGAAACAAAACGGGTGGCGATGTCACTCCAACAATTAAGACTGGGACACTTCAGCCGTTCGGGGATGTCTGCTATATCGGGGAGACATTACAGCCTGATTATGTGATTGGGCGCACCTCCCTTGATGACCACGAAAACATCAACTATGAAACGCAGCGGTGGAACGCAGAAACAGAACAGTTGCGAGATGCCACGCCAGAA